TATCCTCTGCCAATTTAACACCCAGAAAACCTGCAATAAATCCACCAATTACAACGGGTACGTTTTCATTAGCTAAAAATGTATTTATATTTTCGTGTATCTTATATCTGGATAAAGCGTCACGTTCAAGAGCTGTTAACTTCTGAATCTCTACGTCATCGGGTACCGCTTCGTAAGCCATTAACGCCTCTTCTTCTTGCCTGCGGGGGTTTTCCTGAACGCAACCGCCATTTTCTTAAGATTTAGTTTACCGTTACGATATCGGAAACGGGGTTTCTTGCTGTTAGCTTTAACGTATTTGTTCCAGGCGCTTAGTTTGCGCTTCTTTTTGGGTTTAGTATGCATTACCCTCACACCTAATTCTGGACCTTCGGGGTCTATGTAGGGAATCATAACACCACATGATGGGCAATAAGGCATCACTGCACCTCTTTCCCTTCTAGAACTACTGTCATGGACCCGCTTGGGCCTACAGCCACCATTTTCATCCCTGTATTGGGCGGTATAGTATAGTATAGATTAGGGAATTGGGGCCCGATCCCTGCGTTTATGATAATAAACTTGCTAACGTGGAGGGCCTCCTCATTGCCCTGTAGAGACCAGGACAAAACATCACCCGCAGAACATCCGCTATAATCGAAAGAGACGTTGGTGACGACAGTATAGAACCTATTGGGAGAGATAAAGTCCAGTAAGGTTGTGCCGCCTGCTGTTAATGCTTCTTGGCCACTCCAGGCAAACATGTGATCACCAAAGAAATTAAGGCTCGGCCCCGTCGAAAGTGTCATTTATAGATTCTACCAGTAAAATTAGATACCATCCCAACGGGACCCGAACCGGACTTGTCCTCACAAACGGCTGTAATCTGCGTAAAAGGGGGAATAATAATCTCAATCCACTGGAAAGGTGAGTTTACCAATCTGGAATCTAGAGTAGTCTGATAAACATCAATTCCATTAAATTTTATTCTGAATTGCATATTGTCCCCGCTCTCTTCTGCGTAACCAGGGTACCATTTGCCTACAAGATAATAATTACCAGTAGTAAATTCGTTCAGAGTGGTTGCTGAGTTTGGGACGGCTACAGTACCGGAATATGAATAAGCGTGATTGCCCATTATATTTAATTCTAAGCCTATTGAAGCAGTAGTTTGCGGACCATAACCAACGCCTTCAGGCATTGTTTATTTACTCGAATTGAATCGTACAGCTTGCGTCAATCGTGGCGGCGGTTGTGACTGCCATTTGGATATCCAAAGTATTTCCAGATGTAACACCCAAGGCGGTCTTTTCCTGTGTAACACAATTAGCTACTCCAGTACCACCACTTGCGGCCTGTGCGATCGCAGGACCCATAAACGTGGCGTCGCCCTCTTGGAGGGCTGTCCCCGTTAACTTGAAACCTGAACAGAAATCCGCTCCAGTTCCAACGCTACTAACTCCCATTGATATGGAACTTATCTGCGAAACTCCAGAAGGCACAACCAGGGAAAGCCCCGATGATGCAAACTGACTGGTCATGCTTTGAAACGATGTGGTTGCGCTTAACGCGGCACTCGTTCTTGTTACTACTATGCTCATATTATGCCCTCACTTTAATTGGTCCAAGACTAGCCAATACTGGCGAACCTCGGGAAAAGGAACGTACTGCCGCTTTTGCCAAGAACGCACCCACTAAAGTTTTAGTGATGGCTTGCTTGTTTGACTTTGCGGACTTCGATAAAGTCGTTAATCCTGTATTAAGATCTCCTGCCAGGAAAGACTTCATTGCCGAACCTGCGTTAGTCTGTTCTAAAAGAGCCAAAGCGGCCCCAGTTTCAATTACATTAATCCCAAAAGAGCGCGAAGGTTTTCTTCTGGCTCGTGCACGACGTCTGACCATGCCCGTTTATTGGGTCTTGTTATATAACAGTTCGTGATGTTTGCTTAGATACTTGCCGCACTGGTTGCAATAGTGTTGCCTTTTGAAATTATATAGTATTTTCCCCTTTGCATTGGTACATTCGCAAGGCCACATCTTGGTATATTTGAAGTTCTGAGCTTCTTTTTTGACCATCTGCCTGACCCATTCGCTAAAAGAGATCTCTTTGTAGCGGCATATTCGCTTTGCTAAAAGATACCAGGAACTCTTAACTGGAAACTTTAGAGCTACCTGCTTGAGCGGCCCGCCATAATGCGGATGCCTACCCGAACTTATCCCGCCCATTTACACCGCCTTCGAGCAGTGTTTGCAGAGTACTCGCCCCTCTGGTGATCTGTTCCCAATGTATGACTTTGTCCAGGCGTCACATCTAATACAAATTCCGCCCGTTCTATTATTCTCGGTCATTTTAGTAATCCCTCCCGCCACATTAGGACGCCCTCCCATCTACGGGCTTGTTTTTTAGTCCCGTTCTCTACAATGTCGAAGTAACACTTCGGACACATATGCCATGAAGAACATGTTACACGGCATCTAATACACTCTTTTCCATATTTGACTTGGTCCATTATCTCTCCAGGCTTACATGAAAGAACCCCTATATAGTATATACGGTATATATGGAAAATAAAATAAGTGGGTGACTCCAAAACACAAAAAGTATATACTTAATCAAAACTAGGAGACGTCATACCTATTATTATTGGTATATATTATATTATTATTATATTATATTATAGATTATTCTTTACTTTAACCCTAGCTTAGCTCTGTTCTGGGGCTGTTTTACCCCTACTTCGGGGTCATTCTGGGTCTTTAGTAGCCCTTCTAGGCCGCTTCTTTTCATTAACATCTCTGCGACTAGCCCCATTATGGGGTTGTCTTTGGTTATAGCTTTGATTGTACTTTGGCCTGTGGACTCATCCATTTTTTTGCTAGCCGCCCCCAGGGAACCAAAAAAAGAAGATTGAAAAGTTTCTAGCATTCCGTGGGTTCGTTCTTCTATCTCATCTACGATCGGTTCCAGAATAATTAACAGGTCGTCATCACTCTCGGATGATTTCGCCCACTCAACCCACTTATCCTTACTCAGTTTGGCGATATAATGACTTATTCCAAAATAGAATAAAGACCAGGCGATAAAGTACCCCAATAGTTCTAAGGCTGAAATTACCATTAATCCTTATAGAGTAAAGTTTTAAGCGCCGCCAGAAAAGAGATCGCGCCAACTATCTTTAATTGATTATCGGTCATTTACAGGCCTTTAGGTCTAAGGCCAGGTCTACCAAGTTTCTTTTCACCTGTTGGAATATCTTTATACTGTTCATATGTTAACGGGACCACTGCAAGGGTTATTTTTCTCGCTATCGGTTTCATTGGTTCTGTAAACCCCGAATCTTGAGCCAATTTCAATAATGCAATTATTGCGCCAATATTCATTAACCGATCTCCGCTTTAATATATGTGATAAGGTCGCTAATTGTTGGCGCAACTGGAGCAGGTGCTCCGAATGTTGGAAGTTTTATGGTTACGGCTTCTTTTATGCCGTCTTTAATCTCTTTGCTTAATTTGCCTACTCTGGATTCAAGGTCCGTGATAATATCCTCTGCCAATTTAACACCCAGAAAACCTGCAATAAATCCACCAATTACAACGGGTACGTTTTCATTAGCTAAAAATGTATTTATATTTTCGTGTATCTTATATCTGGATAAAGCGTCACGTTCAAGAGCTGTTAACTTCT